AGCCGATTACCCCGGAGCAGGAGGCGCGGATCACGGACCCTGGGGCTTGGTACAAACGCACGTCTATGTATATAGGATCTGAAAAATAAAAAAATATTTTTTGGTAAAATGGCCGTAACTGGCGTAACCGTGTAACTTTTGGAAAGAAAGCCTTTATATATAAGGGTTATAGAGAAACATAAACTTAACAAAATAAATGTAACGTAACCAAAGTTTATGTAACCAAAAATTCAAAAGTGCGTTAAGGGGGTCTGAGAATTTTTTTATAAAAAAATATTTCTGGACATATATAAGTAAGAACGTTATTTTTCACCAAACTATCGATGATTAACTGTCTTATGCCAAAGTCTATTACAAAAAAAGAAACTCGAGGACGCCCTAAACTTAATTCAGAAACACCTTTGACCCGGAAGCAGGAGCTGTTTGTAAAGGAGCTTGTTTCGAAGGATGGTCAAATCACCATGCGAGACGCCGCCATCAATGCCGGGTTTGCCCCTCGATCAGCTCATACCCGAGCATACGAAATGACTAACCCCAACATCTATCCAAATATTTGCAGACAAATTAGAGAATACCGTAATGAACTGGACGCAAAGTATGGTGTTGACTACAAACGGCACCTGAGAGATATGCAACGGATTCGAGACGGTGCGATCGATGCAGGAGCTTGGAGTGCGGCGGTCCAAGCCGAATACCGGCGAGGTCAGGCCGAAGGTAATATTTATGTTAATAAATCTGAAGTTAGACATGGTTCGATTGACAGCATGAGCAAAGAAGAAGTCGAAAGAGCACTGAAAGATATTAAGGATCAATATGCGCCGATCACGTTTGACGGAGGCGATGCCCCGGGACAGAACAATACCTCGAACCGCACAAAAGCGAGAGGCCGGATTTTGGAAGCAATTCCGGACAGCCTTAACGAATCGAGCGAAAGAGAAAACGCTCAACTGGACTAGGCTCGAAACATGGGCGATGCCTGGGGTTCCGGATGTTGTTTTGCAAGACCACAAGGGCCGATTTCATTTTGTTGAATTGAAAGCAACTGGGTCAAATGCCGTCGATTTACGCCCACATCAAGTTAGTTGGCTTACCAAACATGGGCACGGAAGTGTTTGGATTCTCGTCAAACAAGAAACCTCGAAGATGCCTAAACCTAAACTCTATCTATTTGGTGGAAAAGACGCCGTCGATTTAAAGATGGAAGGTCTTACCGCTGTAGAATCCTATGCTGAACTTGAAAGCCCTTTTGACTGGGAAGAGGTAATAGATTTGATTCTGTTGTAAAAGTCGCGTAGACTCTCTGAAACACGCACAAAAGGAGAGTAATTTGATAGAAGTTTGCATACCCCCGGTTTTTAAAACCATTACTAAAACTATGCTCGAAAAGGGCAATCCTGATTGTTGGAAAGAGCTAAAGAATTTTGCTTCATTGTTTGGTGTTGATTTCGACAATCCAGAAAAGCAACGGCTCCCTATCTTTTTTGAGGATGGGACCGAAACAACCATCCGGTTCTACCGGGTAAATGGAAAGGGAGGCCGTAAAGATTGCCGATACTCTATTCCCGCCCCGGTTTTGAAAAAGCAGGTGGACGTCGGCGATACCATCGCTTTTACCTTTAAAAAACTCGAGGACGGACGTTCTATGTTAGTTGTGAATGTCACTAGAAATCCTGCTAAAGCTTATCTTACTGAGGACGAAATCAAGTGGGGTGGCGAATGACTTATACCGGGGTTTTTACTTTCGACATAAAAGAATATCTTGAAGATCAAAATCAACTCGCGGTATTAGAGCAAAAGTATCATGATTACATCGCAAAAGATCCGGAGTTTAGGCGTGAAGCCGTGGAGCGATTAGCCAAAAGTTATTCGAAAGTGTTCGAACTTTTAAAGTCTGAAAATCACGCGGACATAGAGGAAAAAACAAGAGCTGTAATGCGTGATACCTTTGGCGATGTTTATGGCGGCTTAGAGAAACTTGTCATTCGAAACCACAATAAAAAAGGGGGTGAATGATGTTATCTATCATGGAGTGGATCGCAAAATTGCTATATGGAGAGGATGCTGTCGAGGAGCAAAAGAAACGCCCGCGGCGGCGACGTCGATAAAATAAGGGAGCCCAAGCGGCTCCTTTTTTTGTTGCATTGGTTGTTATTATCGCTTATTCTTCCAGCGAACACACACAAAAGGAAACTTTATGACATTTACAATTGCAGATTTTAAAGACTTAGTTGACGAATTCGCAGAGTGTAATGAGTCCGTTCATTGGTACGGCGAGTATAGTGGACGTGCCGGCCACAAAGGGGTAGCTATTGTCACTGACTGTCTTTCGGACGCCGGAGAATTTGTAGGCGATTTAAAAACCAAAGGGTATTTTTTCGGAAAGTGGGATCATTCAGACAATATGGGGCTAGATTATATTGTCTCTTGGAGTTTGAATCGTTTTGAGGAGGTGAAATCATGAGTACAGAAACTAAAAAAGACGACGGCTATTTGGTACAAAAAATTGGGATGTGGAACACTCCACAAAATTTCAAAGCTTTTCAAGCTGAAACCGACAACTGGATCAAAGGGCACAAAGAAGAGGACCAATTTAGTTTAATCCACATCCTGAATCTGACGTGGAATTTCCTCGCCGAAGCCACCCGCCAGAAACCAAAGGCGGAATTGGCGAAAGAGATCGCTTTTGAAATTCTTTGCAACGAACAAATGGACGGCTATATTCCTGATATGAATAGCATCTACGAGCCCCCGGATACAGACGAAGGGCAAAATCGGGATCCCAAAAACCCCTATTCCGGTCTGACGTTAGATGCTGAATATAGACTTAACGAGTTGCAAGATATCATCTTGTTGGTTTTGAAAGGAGGTGAAAAATGACCATCGAAGAAATTGATAGTTGACACTCTTGTCTTTATCGCTTACATTTCAAATTCACACACAAAACGAGGTCAATCATGACAGAAGCAATCGATATGAAGGTCGAGAAAAAACTCAAACGGAAGCAGGTGATTTTTTCTTTCATCGACAACTGGAAAAACGTCGTCCATCACGTTGAGAGATGGCTTGACGTGGGTTTGATTGTGGAACCCCAAAGTATCAGATTGAGAGCGTTAGAGGATGATGCCGTCAACGTGTTCGAAGAGATCATTTCAGACCCGCACGTAATCAAAAAATTGAAACTTCAGCCTTGGGGTGAAGAATCAAATGGTGAGCAAGTCGATTGCTCTTTTCTTTCTGTTTACGCCGCGCATGATGGGCGCGTGAAAATTGTTGTTTTGGTTTAACCTTTATCCGTAAAAACTGGGCGCCTAATCGGCGCCTTTTTTTATGCTTCCTATACTTGCTTTTCTCGCGTACAATTAGCCCACACACACAGAACGAGAGACAAAAAATGCCAAGAGATTCACAAACAATCGAATCCTACAATCTAAAAAAAGTTAAGCAAAAACAATTTAAGGGCGTCGTTTTATATGACGGACCTTCGAAACTGGACCGGTCTAAAAATGTCATAGTGATAGCTACGTTTTCAAGCCTTAACAGAAAAACCGGCGATATGATCCAAACTTGGATACTGGTGAAAGACCATACACCGGTCGAAGCTTCTAAAATTGGCGCGGATAAAATAATTTGTGGAAATTGTCCTCATCGCGTTTTTAACAATGGCGCGTGCTACGTAAATTTAGGCCAAGCGCCTCAACAAGTTTATAGATCGTGGAAGCGCGGAATATACCCAGCGTTTAAAAAATCTGAGCACGGACATTTATTTGAAGGGCGTCAGCTCAGACTCGGCGCTTACGGTGATCCGGCAAGCGTGCCCTTTCGAGTTTGGAAAGCGCCCTTGTCTCTTGCCATTGGTCATACTGGTTACACTCACCAGATCAAACACAAAAATTTTGATAAAAGATACTTATCGATTTGCCAAGTATCCGCGGATACTCCAAAACAAGCGATAGCCTTTCAAGAACTGGGCGCGAAAACTTTCCGGGTGGCCCTTCCAAAAGATAAACTTCTTAAGGGCGAAAAAGTTTGTTTATCTGAGACTAAGGGAACCCAGTGCGCCCGCTGTATGCTTTGCAATGGCGTGAAGCAAAACATTGTCATCGCCGTGCACGGTTCCAGATGGAAAAGATTTAAGTCTAATTTAATCGCTTGATCCTCTTGCTTTAATCGCTTATGATCAAATTTCCACACACAAAGGAGAGCCAAAAATGGCCAAACTTCGAAAGTACAGCAACACCGGCGGACGTAAAGGACGCCAAGAAAGAGCCCGCGAACGTGACAATCGACGCGAGCGCCAAGCCATCCGACAACTTAAGAGGGCCTCGTAAATGAAAGAATGCGAGTTAAAAACCGGTTACGGTTGTACCTATTTCATCCAGCCGAAAAAAACCGACGAGGGCGTCGTCTACTGGGAGAACGGTAACGACGGTTTTCCATTGGTTGACGGTAGAGTTTGTGACGCGTGCAACGTGGAAGTTTTAAAAGCGCGTATGAGTCAACTAAATAGGAGTGCCGCCGAATGAAACATTTACCATATCAAGCGTATCCAAACCTTTTAAATAACCTCTATGGAATTCCGGAAAGCCGCGGCGTTGCCATTGATCGCGCCTTAGACCGTTTACACGATGCACTTTGTCATTGCGACAAAACCAATCGGAAAGCGTTCGAGGAAATTCTTGGCCCGCGAATAATTCTCGAAGTCGAGCTTTGGGCCAAAACTAAATTCGGGCTTGAGGACGAATTGCTTGACCCAG